CCGCCGCCTCCAGCAATATATGCATCTTCTTCATTTGTTAGAGTAACGCCAGTAGCATTATTAACTAGAGCAGGACCGCCATCATTACCGCCGCTGTCACCCCCACGACCAATTATATATCCATTGTTTACAAGGGTAAGTTTTCCATTCATACTGCTTGGAATAGTCAAACCACCTACTGCAGTATTGTCTGACCATAAGTATACCCCAGAAGCAATAGTAACACTTAGAGGTTCAGTACCATTCCATCCCGCAGCAGTAGCTAAAGTACCTAAGTCAGCTTCTTGCGTATCTGTAGAAATAGTAAAACTAAACTGCTTACTTGTACCATAGAAATCCTGAAAGTCTATAGCACCAGTCTCAGGTACGCCTGTATTATTCTCTGTTACGTAAGAACCCGCACGGTAAAAGTCTGAAAAGCTAATAGGGTTAGTGTCGCCAGAATTAAACTCATTTCTGATACGGCGTAGTGACATACAAGGGCCGTTATTAGAAGTCTTACTTAGTGTCCCCGGCGTGGACTCCTCGTCGTAGTAACTTAGCACTTCTAAAAAGTGATCCCAGTTAGCATCTGTTGGCTCAATTTCAGTAAGCTCTAACCTGTGTTTTAGAGCATCAGTTGCATCACCCTCAGTAACAGTACCACTAAGATTAAGGTCACAGAAAGCATAACCTGTGCTTAATGTAGTAGTACCTGCGTCAGCAAAATTATTTGGGGGATTTCCGTCAACAACGTTTAGAATGTCTGAGGTATAATTAGAAACCTCAGTATCAAAGCCGTGTATGTCATCATTAGGTAAAACCATTATAAACTCGTATCAAATGCTGTTACATTTCCACGTACTGTTAGGTTGCCAGAAGAGTCTAGCTTGAACATATTAGTCCCGCCGTAGGAGATAAGAACTTCATTAGATGCACCTACCTCAAACTTCCAATCAGATACACCAGCAGTCATCCTAATATCGTTTGATACGACGACATCATTTCCTGCAGTAAGATCATTACCTGCTTCAATGTCAGCTACAGCATAAATATCATTATCTGTGGGTTGTGTGGTATCACCCACACGCAAACCTTCTATAACATTAACGCCATAATTGGTTAATCTTATTTGTTCTTCTAAAGTTCCTGTGATGTGATGAGTAGCATAAAGCTTAATAGGACCACCATAAGCTGTCCCCTGCTCAATACGGAAAGTCTCTAAGCCAGAGGTTCCGAACCTAGTAACACCTGAACCTGAGTTTAATCTAATAGAAGATGCAGCAGAAGTACCTGTGGCATCTATTACTATAGCACTACCTGTAGTTGCAGTTATTGAGCTATTTGAAGATATTTCAAGAGCACCTGTAGCTGCAATAGAAGGTGTTGCATCCAAGTTAAAGGTTAAACTAGTAGTTCCGTCTTTCTTGAAATAAACTTGCTCACCTGCAGCGTCTAAAATAATATCTTCACCTGAATCTACGGTAAAGTCCCCTGTGGATGAAGCAGAACTAGCTACACTAGCAGTACCCTCAAGGTTAGCTACGATAGTACCTGCGTCACCTGAGAATACTTCACTTGCATTAGTTGCATCTGGAATAAAGGTAAACTTACCTTCACTGTCATCGAAGCCAAAGAAGCCTACTTTAGCATCTGTACCGTTATGCCAGTTAAACTCAATACCACGATCTTTATTGTCGTCCGATATTGGGGCTGTGTCACCACCTAGAGTAAAGACAGGATCATCAACAGTCACAGTAGTACTATTAACTGTAGTAGTTGTGCCTCCTACCGTTAGGTTACCATCAACAGTAACATTGTTAAATTGAACGTTTGAATCTGTAGCAACGGCTTGACCAATAGAAATAGTAGGGGTAGCACCCGCTCCTGAGTTATCTGCAAGTGTAACACCTGTACCTGCTACAAGGCTTGCTACATGATCTGCAGCCATAGTAGTGGCAATACTAATGTCACCACCGCCATTAACACCTGTTACAGAGCCTGTGACATCTCCTGTGAGTGCAATCTCACGTGAAGTTTCCCACGTACTAGCTGTAGCTGCGTTACCTGTGAATGTAGCGTCTGTACCATCAGTACCATTATCAAGAACACTAGTACCGTTTGTACTCTTCACATCACCAATCAAGTTTCCTGTAATGTTTTTACCTGTACCTGATACTTTTAGGTCACCGCCAATGTTGACATTCCCCGCGATACCGACACCACCATCAACAATAACAGCACCTGTAGTTGTAGTAGTACTAGCAGTAGTGCTGTTGAAATTAGTGTTACCTGTTACGTCTAAAGTACCTGCAATCGTAGCATTTGCATCTGACAATACAATAGCAACAGCAGGTGTAGAGCCTGACTTAATTACTGTCTGACCTGAAGAGTTTGATATACCACCAAATGTAATACCGCCATCCTTTAACGTAATATCACCGCCATTAGCGTCAATAACAATGTCACCCTCTACATCAATGGTAAGATCACCAGTAGATACATCAAGCTCATTGTCTGTCAGTGTCATGTATCGGTTAGTACCAGCTTTAACGGCTGTCTCGCCTACAAGAGTACCTTCAAAGTAACCATTCTTAAACTTAACACCTCCTGAAACACCAAGGTCTAGTGTGTTATTTGTCTTAGGATTAACATTTGTTGCAGTTACAACAAGGTCTTGGCTTGGGCCTACCTTTGTAATAGGCGCACCTTCACCTGCTGTACCATCGTGTTTGTGTCCTGATGATGCGTTAAAGGCAGCTTCGACAGCGTTGTACTCTGCGTCGAAATCATCTGCATCAATAACGTTACCGTTAGCAATGTTGTTTGCTGTATCTTGACGTGTATAGCCTGCCATATTACTGCCTATCGTTTTGTCTAAATTCTAATAACGCTGTGTCGAGCGTAAAGGTTGGGTTTGTTGAACTGTCTTCAATTCGTATTGCTACTGTTTTACCAGAGCCTATAACATTAGAGTTATATACTGTATCTAATTCACCGCCGTATGTAGCAGCACTATCTACATCACCATCAGTAGGTAATACATATATCTCTATTGTATCTGTTTCTAAAACACCACTTGATAAAACTACTGTAGTGTCATACGCTGTGGCTGTGACAGCAGGTGAGATAACAACAATAGAGCCATTAAAGTTGCTTACTACTGCAGCCTTTATTATTTCCGTTGTTGCGGATGTAGAAACAGTATAACCTGTTTGTAGTGTTCCGTTTTTATATACAACTATTCGTGTTGCATCTGTACCTACGTCATACTCTACTTTTTCTATCAGGAAGTCCGTTTGACCTGCTGTAGGTGCAGTAAACCCAGCCTCATCTTTCCACACGTTTAGTTGATAAAAGATCGAATTAGATGAGCCTAACTCGAAAACTGTATTACCTGTACTAGTGATGCTAAACGTAGCAGGTTGTACTTTCTTTGTGTTAGTAGCTGATGCGAAGTCATACTTCAGGTTAACATCTAAATTCATATTACCTGTAGGTTCAGCATACAAAGTCATCTTGTAAAATGTCTTACGTATCTGTGGATCAGAGATAGGCATGAAGGGTGATTCGTAAATAGCTTCAATAATGCCTGAATCAAATGTATTGCCTGTGTTAAGGATATAGATGTAACCATCATCGTTACCAAACGCTATAGTCTCTTGATCATTAGCATATCTACTATCAGCCACATATGCTTTGATACCTTTAGTCGTAGCCCAAGATAAGCCTGAAGCACCTTGGGAGATAAACTTTGTAGCAAGCAAGCCTTTAGCTGTAGAACTACGCTCAGACGAAACGTAAGCAAAGATACGATACTGAGCTTTTTCTCTAAGTATTACAGAAGAAAAGACTGACGCAGTGTTTAGGAAGTCTACGGCATCTTTTTGTATCTTATCTGAAGCAACGTCTAGTGCAAAGTCACCGATACGATCAGTAGCACTTAGTAAGCGTAGACCATCAGGAGCTAGGTAAATAATATCACCACCAACTTCCTGAATAGTATCACCATTAACACAGCCGATACGATCTGTAATAGGGGCCATCTGAAAGTCAGCAGAAGTACTACCTGTTAAGCGTTTAATACTATTAGTAGTAAATACAATAAGCTGATCACGAAAGACAGCTAAACCTGTAACGTCAGTACCTACATTGATACTACCTGCACCGTTAGCTACATCAAAGTCATCTACTGTAAAAGGTGCAGTAAAGAATATGTTGTTACCTTTACTGTAGAACGCTGTGTTCTTAAATATAGCTACATGTTCTGCACCACTTACATCTGCGCTATCTGCAGCAGTAAGGAATGTTATAGTATTGCCAGAAGTATTGTAGATAGCAGGAAAGTTAGTACCGTCTACAAAAACTACTTTATCATCACCATCTAAGTTAAATTCTACGTGACGTGCTTTACCGCCGTTAGTACCTGCACTTGTACCCATACTAGTCCACGTAGAGCCTGTGCCGTAGTAATACTCTGTCTGGTTACTTGCGTTCTTACGGCCTACAATGATACGTCCTGAAGAGATAACTTTAAGAGCCAGTATAGGCCCACTACCTGTAACCTCTGTGTCACTAAACTTTTCGTAGCCTTTGATCTTAGAGTAGCCACCTTCTTTGTTAGGCTCAAAGTTCTGTAGAATAGTAGCAGAACCCACAGCATTAGCACCGTGCTGAAGGGCAGACATATTAGATATTAGACCCCCACGAAACTCTATAGGGAATGTTTGCCATTGTGTTGCCATTAGAAGTGTACTCGTGTATCTCTAATATATTGAGTTCTATTGATGTGAATGCTTCTTAAGTGTTTAATAGCTTGCTCAAACTTTTGCTGCGCCATGTTAGCAGCTTGCATATCACCACGGAACTGATAAGCATAATACATAGCACCGTCTACAATAGCATACCTATATTGCTCTGGTATATTTGGAACATCATCATGTAGCTCTAGATCGTAAGCTGTACGATAGTACTCATAAACTACTTCATATGCTTTATCAGGAGATGGGTAGAATAGTAATTCTCTACTTGGTGCACGTACAATATGTGTTGGTGTTGATCTGTTACTTTCATTAGAGTTATACTCAGAATCTGCATATTTGTCAAGATATTCTTCGTATTGTAGTACTTTTAATTTAATTGTTGATACATTTAATGAGGAATCACGTTTAATCCTAAATGTATTCATGTCTACAGACTTACAATCGTAAGGCATACTGTAGCGTGACTCACCTGCTAGAAGTACCTCTGTTTCTTCTACGTGGTTCCAAGGCCAGTTGTACTCTTCTTGGTTAATGTGACGAATAGCACTATTAACAGCATCTTTAGCAAAACTATAAAAACCTGTAGAAGTAGGAAAGTTAGAAACAGAAAGCTCTACTTCGTTAAGGCGGCGGTTAATGTCGTTTACTAGTCCAATATAATTGTAAGCCATATTACTTTTCCTTAACTCTTAAGAATACTGAACGTTCATATACTAAAGCGTTTGTTGTAGTGATTTTACAGGTAATACGATAGCGTACATTGTTAGTACCAGCAGTTAATCTAACAGTAGTAACTTTAGCTCCGCTATCAATCGTAGTACCACCAAATAGCACGACTAATCCATTAATAGGTACGTTGTCTTCTGCTTCTGTTTTTACCCCATCAGCATCGTCTACATACCAAGTAGCATAACTAACCGTGTCACTACCTAAAAACCTAGACCAGTCGATGCTATAGTCTAGTGTTTCATCTTTATCTTTGTCAGGCCATTTGTAAGACATCGTAAGTCCTTATGCTGCTATGTAGACAGTGTAGTTACTGTCCATCTTCTCAATATAAACTGTTCTATTTTCTGGTACAACGTGTACTGTTCTGTTAGTGTCATATGTTACGAGGTACACAGTTCTAGCTCTATCATATGCATCGGCAAACGGTTGGTAATTAAATATAACACCTGTAGCATCTTCTAACTCAAGAGATGCAAACTCAAGTAAGTTAGCTGATAGAGAAGTGTTTGCTTCACCTGATACAGATGTAAAGTCTTCTATGCTAAAGTTTACTACAGCTTCAGATGTAGTTATATTTGCTTCTGCTTTAAAGTCAACAGCATCTACATCTATTACGTTTGCTATAGCAGAAAGGCTTGTGTTTGCTTTTGCATCAAAGTCTACATCATAAGCTGCACCAGCAAACAAAGGAGAACTTAGTGTTGCATTAGCTGCAGCAGCATACTCTAGATCATTTAACGTATTAAAGGTAGCAGCTACAGAAGCAGCATCTGTTGATGCATCAGCGTCATACTCAACCGCATCTAAGTCAAGAGACATAGTTGCTGCTGCTAGAGTAAGGTTAGCTTCAGCAACATAGTCTAAGTCATCTACACTAAAAGCTACTACTGCAGCAGAAGGTGTATGATTAGCTTCACCAAAACTAACTACGTCTTCTATGCTTAATGAAGATAAAACATTTACTACATCTGTAGAAGCCTGAGCGTCAAACTCTATATCTAATGAAAAGGTAGCTGGTACAGAAGTAATAGTGTAGTTAGCTTCAGCGTCATAGTCTAAAGTACTAATAAACCCAGTAGAAGCTATAGCTACAGCAAAAGCGTTAGCAGCTAATGATGTAGTTGCCTGAGATAAAGGTACTTCAGAAAATGCGCTAAAGCCTAGCATTTATTTACTCTTCTTCAAAAGGTGGAGTTATTGGATTTGGATGAGTAGGCCAGTCACTCTCTTCTAAGTTAGGCCAGTTAGGGTGCGTAGTAATGTCACGAAGAGCCTGTCTGTAGGCTAGCTGCTCATCTGTAGCAGGGTAATCAGATAACCCCCAAACGTCAGTGGCAGATAAAAGTTCTGCCCTTCTACTAAGCAACATCCTTTCACTCACTACAACAGTAGACCATTCGTCTTCTTGCTCTTGTGTAATTTCAATTAGTTCACCGTTAAGCATCATATATGGCATTATACATCAATCCCCCACATAGAATATCTTCCATCTCTCCAACTTGCAAGGGATGATCCAATTTGAGCATACATATGCAAATAATTGTGAGCCTCTTTTGTTCTTTGGTAGACAAAGCCAGACTTACTTGACGCTAGATTTGGACCAGAATATTCTCCTACAAAAGACCATTTAATAAGAGTGCGCTGGTCTGTTAAATGTGCATTGTAAATATCTATAATAAAATCATACTCTCCATAGAAACTTGACCTCCTGTATACTGAGTTATTTATAGAGTAAGAATCTTCATACCAAGCCTTTTGCACATCTGTAACGACAGAGGACTCGGCCAATCCTGTAGCAAATCCCCAATAGCCACCTGTAACTATTGTGTTTGAAGCGTTCTTTAGCAACCAATGCATTTGTCCTGTAAAACTGCTAGAATCAAACTTAACACCAGACATAGCCATCCTGTAATGCCTAAACCCGTCAGTTAAATCAAGGTCTATTGAAGTTGGAAAAGGAGAGGAAGAAGGAAGTAAAATATCGTCGTGTATTAAAGTCGTAGCACCACCAGCAGCTCCACCAATCGTTGCGGCTGTTGTAGCATCTAAGCTAGTAATATTCTGTAG